TTGCCAAAACATTCCCGTTGTTTTCCATGATGGATTTTTGTCCGAAGCTGACCGGTTGCGCGAATCGGTAGATGGCTTGGCTGGCGGCGTCGAGGGCGGCTTGTTTGGCGAGGTTCTCCGGCATGCCTGCTGCGAGGGCATCGTTGAGGTTGGCCCGGTAGACGATGGCCGATGAGATCGAGGTCGCGGCGGAGTCGAGCCAGTTGATCGGAGTCATCGATGCCTCGGCAATCTTTGCGCCGAAGTTTGGTTTGCCTGCGTAGCGCGAGAATAGGAATCGAGCCTCGGCGGTTGCTCCACCTTGGAGTCGGTTCTGGATGGCATCGGATTCCCACACGGTCTGAATGTCCTCCGTGATTGTCGATGGGTTGGAGAGAGCGGAGACGATCTGTCGCATGTCGAGGGCGAGGCCGAAGCGGATCGTGTTGTCCAACTGCATGGCGAGGGTCTTCAAGCTGAATCCCAGTGAGGAGACGGCCTTGCCGGAAAGGACCGTGCCGAGGATTGGATTCAGCCATGCGGATTCGCGGGCTTTGTTGCCTCCTCGTTGTTCCAATTGGTCTGCCCAGAGTTCGGCGCTTTTGAGGACGGCATCTCCGTGCTTTTGCTTGAGGGATTCGCGGACTTCCGGTGAGGAGAGCAGTGCGCGGAATTCGCGGGCGAGTTCGGCGAAGTGGACCCAGTGCGCTTGTTGGGCGATGTGGCCTTGCGCCACGGTGAGGGCATCCTCCGGAGCGATCTTCGCCGAGTGGGTGACACGGGTTTTGGCAAAGCCCGGAGTCGTGCCGGTGGCTGTAGGCGACCCGTCGAGGCCGATGTCCTTTGAGTCTTTGGCGTTGAGGAAGCGGGTGGGAGCGTAGTTTTTGACCTGCGGCATGGTCATTCCGAACATCCGAGAGTAGACCGGATTCACGATGCCTGCGCCTTTGCCGTAGAGGCTTTGCAGGTAGCTCACAACGGATCGGGAGACGGGGTCGTTGACGAGCGCCTTGAGGTCGGTGGCGCTTTCATCGGTCCATCCTTCCTTTCGCATCTTGATTTGGACATCCGGTTGGTTCCATGAGAGCAGGAGTTGGATGGCCTTGGCGCGGGACATGTCGAGCTTCACATCCTCGCCACGGAAGATGACCCGCTTGATGGTGACGAATTCTTTTTGCGTGTCCGCAGGGAGTGCGGCGAGTTCGTTGCGGAGCGTCTCGATATCGGCATCGGTGAGCTTGCTGCGGTCGGCCTCGCCGGTGACGATCTTTTGAGCGAGTTCGATGGCGATGCGCTCGTCCTTTACCTTGCGGCCTTCAAGGTAGGCTACGGCATTTTTCTGATCTCCCTTGAGCCAGAGCATGGCATCGCCTGCGGACATGTTGGCAGCTTTCGCACCTTCGCGGACGGCATCGAGGATGCCTTTGCCATCGCGGATTTCCGAGGATTGCGCGGCCATGTCGGCCTTGCGGAGACGCTCGGAGAAGTTCGCGGCGATCTCCGGCGGGAGCATGGCGGTGACGAACTGCTCAAAGCTGGCGTGATCGAGGAGGTAGTTGTTCCCGACCTCGGCGATGCGTTGCATGAGTCCCTTGTCGGCGAAGCGTTTTTTTGCAGTGCCTTTGCCGAGCCATTCGATGGTCGCTGCGGCCCTTGCTCGTTGCTCGTCGATGCGGGCCTGCTCCTTGATGCGCCATGCCTCGCGGCCCATTTGCAGTTGGCCTTTGAGCCAGTCGAGTCCCTGCGCGAGCGTCTCAGAGGATCGGTTGTCGAGGTCGCCAAATGTGTTGAGGATCGACCACTCTTCGGAGAGCGCGGAGATGTCCTCGGCAGTGGCGTCCGGGTTGGTGAGCGCAGCCTCGATTTCAGCCATGCGCTTGGGCGTGGCCTCGTCGTCGAGGAGTGTGGCGCGTTGGACCATGTCGGCGAACTTCTGCGTCTCGGCTCCCAGCGTGGATTTTAGGACTCCGTTGTCGCCCGCCTTCGGACGGGATTTCTTCACGGCCTTGGTGATGGCCTCGGTGTATTCGCGCACCAGCACCTTTTCGAGTTCGGTGTCGATCTTCTTGATGCGGTCGCGGAAGAAGTCGGCGATGGCCTTGTCGGCCCGCTTGGTGGAGAGGTTCTCGCTTGCGGTGTAGCCTGGTGGTAGGGAAACCTGCTTACCTGCCTGCCCGATGTTTTGGCCCTCGCGCATCCACGCCGAGATGATCGCGCCGTTCATGCCGCTGACTTCGGAGACCTTCACCCCGTCTTTGAGGACATCCATGGGAGCGATTCCGGCGAGCTTGGTGTAGCCCCCTACCCTGCCGCGCACTTCGGGCGGGAGGACAGACATGATGCCGTCGAGTTCGCCAAGACCTTGCAGGATTTGCGTGCGGCGGATTTGGGAGTCGTCGCTGCCGGTGTCGGCCATCGCGGCGAGTTCATCCGAATTCCAAGCCATGAGCTTGGAGAATTTCTGCTTGGCCCGCTGGTAGACCTTGAGCCGCTCGTCCGGGCCTCGGTTCATGCCGCCGAGGGCGCGGTTCACCCGGTCGATCTCGGACTGGCTGGCGATGGAATAGTTGGTGTCTCCATCTTCTGCTTCCAAATCTGCGGGGTCGATGTCCTCCTGCGCTTGCGCTCCAGATCGAGCAACCATGACTGCATCCAAATAGTCAGCAGGCTTGGCTGCGGCGTTGGCCACGCCGGTGCGGGCAAAAAGGTTTTTCTCGCGATACCAGATGATGGCCTGCATGTCGGCCTCAGTGAGCTTCATGCCAAGTTTTGCAAGTTTGGCTTTTGCCTCCAAAACCACCTTGGCGAAATACTGCCGGTGCGTCTTGTTCTGAGGAGCGCCTTTCATTCCGCCGATGCTGAAGATTCCGCGAGCGGCTTTCTCTATTTTGTATCCATCGGGGAATTTGAAATATCCCTTTTCGGTGTAGTCATTGTCACCTCGCGCCCAGCGTTGGAAAAGCGTGAGAGCCGCCTGCACCGTGGCTTCGTCGTCCTTGAGCGCCTCTGTGAGGTCGATTCCGTAGGTGCGGACTCCATCCTTTTTCAATTCCTCTCGGAATTTCGTGATGGCATTCTGCATCTTGTCGGAATCGAGCGGGACAACCGTTTCACCCAAGAACCGATGCATCGTGCGGGTATACCACAAGTCCATCGTGATGGTGTCGAACTGCCCGCGCAGGTTGTTGAAGAAACTGCCAATCTTGGGACCGAGGACACGATTGCCACGCACCGTGTCTTTGAGGGTCACTCCGGTTGGCGTTTTCCCGAACTGGTCGCGGAGCGCCTGCCCGGTGACCTCTTGGTCCATGAATTCGGCGTATCCATCCAAACCATGCTCATCGATGAGACCTTGGATTTGAGCCAGGTTGGAGTTGATTGGGTCCGAAGATTTCGCAAATTTAAAATCGGTCGGGATTCTGCCGGTTCGTTTGTATTCGTTGTAGACCTTGTTGGCCTGCTTGAAATTTTCGACAACCGTGTAGCCCTGCGATGTCGTGGCAAGAATGCCGATGTAGACTGCAAGGGCGTTGGAATCGGTTGCAAACTCTGGGTGCAATTTGGAGAGTTCGCGGATTGTTTCCTGCACACGCTCGTCATACCACCCCATACCGGAGCCATCACCGGCTAGCCCATCGATGATGTCGTAGACGAACGCATCCGATGCGATATCGATGCCCTCTTGCCCGCCGATTTCAAAGGATGGCTTGCCGAAGACCTTGTTGAACCGGGCATCGAGGTATAGCCCAAGCTGGCGAATATTGTCGAACTGCTTGCCCTTGAGTTCGGACTCGATAGCCAGCGCCGAAGTGGAGGGGCGCTTGAGCTTCTTCTGGATTTTCTTGGCTTGCTCCGAAATTTTCAGAGCAGCGGCATAGCGATCTACACGCCGTTCCGCCCGACCAACAACATCGAGGAGGGCTTCGCGTTGCCCTTGTTGGAGTAAATCCGCTCGGCTCCGAGCGCCTTGCAGATATCCTCGATAGTCGCTCTCGGATGGGAAGGCGGCAACTCCCGATCTCGCTTGAGTGCCTCCGCGAGAGCTAATGTTGCCGGTCTTGCTTTGGTCGTTGATGTAATCATAAACCTTGGGAATACTCTCCGGCGAAACTCCTGCCAGAACAAGTGAAAACTTGCGGGTCTTCGTGTCATAGGTGAATCCATTTAGTCCGGCATTGTTCAAATCCTTGGCAATAGCCAAGGCCGAGTCGGCTCCTTTGGCTTGGAATTCCAGCACGGTATCTTTCCCGGCATCGTCATCCTTCCAGAGCATGACGGCATTTTGCAGTTCCGGGGCCGAGGCTCCGACGATTGCCGCCATCTCCTGCGCCATCTCAAGGTCATCCGTATCGAAGAGGATAGCCTCTGGAACCTCCAGACTGATCTGCCCGCTTTCAACCCATCCACCGATGACCGGCTGGCGGGATTCAATTTTTACTCCATACGCATTGGCGACATCATCGATGACTTGCTGGAGGTGGATGAATTTTGCAGACGAAGCCCGCTTCTGCATTTCCTTTTTATTGAGTTCGGAAAGTGAATCTCGGCGCAGCGGGGCGACCGTCATGCCGATGCTGTAGGAAATGTTTGAAATCTGGCCGTCTCCAAATTGCGCGTCTTTCACAAAAACCGTGTTGCCAATTTGGTAAGCCTCGGAGCCTCCGACAACCTGCTTCATCGTGGCTCGGTCGTAGTAAAAGCTGTGGCGGTCTGGGTTGAATCCGACTTGCGTCCACTGATTCAAATCCGCAGGCATCGATTGATCACTTGACCACTTTCCGCGAATAGCAATGTGCGGGCCTTTTGCGCCACCCATTCCGATTTCCAGAGATTTTTTCTCGTTAAGAATGAATTGAGGATCGGAAATCCTCGCAGCGGCATCATACGAGTTTCCGGATTTGCCTTTGATGGTAACAACGCCGACTCCCTTGCGCGTCATGGCAGGGACATCTTGGCGGATTGTTACAGCCTCGCCGGGTTGAATGTTCGATTTGGCAATTTGATCTCTGCGCTGCCCTTCGTTGATGGCATCGTCTATTATCGCTCGGCTTGGCAATTCAGACTCGGCTTTTGGAGGATCGACAAGTTGTGCCGGGAAGTTGTCGTTGATGGCTTGGTCGATTACGGATCGCGGAATGTCTTCGCCTGCGGCTCGGCGCTGCAAGAGGTCACGGACTATTGGGGAATATGCGCGGCCATTTTCAACAGCAACGCTTTGCTTTCCTTCATAACGAGAAAGAATGCTGTAGTTGGTCGCTCTGGTATCAGTCGAAACAGGCTGGCGGAAGTCGAGCACCGGGATGGTGTCCATGCCGAGTTCCTTGGCTGCGGTGGCGCGATGCCTGCCGTCTTCTTTGCCATCGGCGTAGATGGCGAGCGGGTCCAGCTTGCGCCCGCTCTGCATCATGTTTTTGAGGTCGTCTATGTTATCGCGGGAGGCGTCGTCCACTTCCAGCGGTCGAACTTGCGAGAGGAATTCATCAGGCGACATGGTCACGATCCGCCCGCCACGCTGGGCGAAATCCTCGTTGGCCCACCACTTCCCTTTGTCCTCCATAGGGTATGGATTGGTATCAGTCAAAACTCGTTGACCAACCGAGTAGTTGAAGGTGCCTTGTGCCAATTCGCCGCCGACCCGCTCGCGGGTGGTGTCCACCATGGTCTGCTGGTTGAGGCCCACGGATTCGGCGAGGAAGGATTCGTAATCACCGGGAAGGATTCCCTGCTTGAAAGCGCCACGGAGTGCCACGGCCCGCTGGAGGACTTCTTTGAAGGCTTTCAGCATTCGCTTGATGTAGTCCACGAAGGATGCAGGCAATGCCATTTCTTCATCGGCATTGATTTTGCCGTCCTCGTAGGCGCGTTGGACACGCGCAAGGGATTCGACAATGTCGTTTTCGTTGTCGCGAACGAGGCCGGGGAACTTGTCGGGCAAAGCGGTTTCGGTGGCGTCGAGCCATCCTTTCAAGGTGTCGAGCGTGACCGAGCCTTTCATCAGCGCCTTGCGGACGGCGACATGGTGAATCTCTTCGCGGGCATCTTCGGGGCGGCTGTTTTGGTTGAGCGTGATGACGCCACGGAAAACCATTTCTCCGAGGTCTTCGACGGTCGCCTCTCCGAGGATGTTGATCTGGTCGTAGGGTGTGTCTTTGTATGGGGAAGTGGCGATGCGGCGGTGGAGTTCCTCGATCTGCGCGACATTCCCGGCAGCTTGGAGCTTTTCAAGCTTTTCCTGCGCGGTGATCCCATCGGACTCGATGGCGACATTGGTGGGGTCTTCTGCGAGCCATTGGTTGCGGAGGTCTACAACCACATTGCGTTCGTTGAGAAGTTGCCCTTTGAAAAGTTGGGTAATTGCCGACATAGCCGCCTGCTCCTCCTCGCTGCGGTAGGCGACCGCGCCTTTCTCGTCACGCACGACGAAGACCGGCTTGCCGTTTTCTCCCTGCTCCCGGGTTATGGTCGGCAGGTTTGGGTCTTCCTGCATGGACTTGGCCTCGTCCATTTTCGACTCCATGTAGGAGATGCCTGCTTTGATGTTGTCTGGCGTGAGTTTTTTGTATTCGGACTGCAACGCGACTTGCCGGTCTTGTGGGGTCTGGTTGTCCTCCACTCGCTTGATCGCGGCCTCGTCCATGCCGAATGTCCGGTAGAGATCGAGGCGCTCGTTGAAATCGTTGAACCGTTTCCCATCGGCGATGGTGGCAACGCCGGTTCCGATGAGGATGCCGGGGATCGTTGCGGCGAGGACATCGAGGCGGGAAGTTCCCCATTGCCCGAGCGTTGACCCCCAATCCACATCTGGCACATCCGCGCCCAATGCGGCGGCGACATCTTGCACGACCGGTGTGACCAAGTCTTGTGTTCCCTCCACAATGTTTTCGCCCACGACAGCAGTCCCAAAGCGAATACCTGCACTCCCGGCACGACCGACTCGCGCCGGGTTGCCGATCTTGGTCATCAGCTTTTCAAACGCCGGGAGCTTGCCGAAAATCATCTTGGCACCGACACGCTCCAACCCCGATTGCAGGATGGCGCTTGGCGCGGCAATCGAGCGGGCGGTCTCGGGGTTGACTCCATCAAGGCGCAGTTTGTTGTATTCTTCGGAATAAATTGCCGCGCCTGTCATCCAAGGACCGACTCCGGGGACAAGCGCCATGCCGGTGTAAGCAAGCGCCTGCGGAGACCCGTATGCCATCGCCTCCATGAATCCGCCAAATCCTCCCTCGTTGATTTTTTTGATCGGGTCGAATTGATTGTCGGCGATGTTGAAAAGCTCCCGGTAAACTTGCAGCCGGTCGAATTTCTTCTGCGCCTCGGCAGTCAGTTCGGTGCGTTCCTCGGGGGTGATCTCTTTGGCGTTGGATTGATCGAACCCGGGGTAGACGGTCAGCTTGCCGGTGTCGGTATCTTTCCAGACCTTTGGTGCTTCCTTGAGAAGTTGCAGTTCAGAATAAGCGGCATCCTCCTGCATGACCATCGAGCCGGATCGGAACATATTGAGCGTCCGACTCCATGATTCACCCCATTGCTCCAGAAATTCTTTGGGTTCCTGCCCTGCCTGCTTGGCTCCGAGAACCACGGCGGCATAGGCGCGGTCGCGAACCTCGGGCGGCATGGTTGCCAGCGTGTCGGCGAGGGCTTCGATTTCCTGCACGGATTTCGGATTGGTCTCCCCGGTCCGCTCGGTGTCCCGTCCGGTCACCGCTGCCAGGTGGTCGTAAACTTGCTTGAGCGGTTCGGAGTAGTTCCGAAGCATTCCTTCGGTCTCGGTGGCGTAATCCGATGCGGCTTGGAGTAACCCGGACTCCCAGCCCGCTGGCAATTTTTTGAGTTTTTCGGCGTTGCGTTCTTTCCAAATGCTGACGAGTTTCGGCACCTCGACCGCCGTGCCTTGGCCGATGCTGTCGAACAACCCCAAGGCAATGTCCCCGGGGATTTCGTTGGCCGATTGAACCACCTCATTTCTTGACTGCACTCCCTGCTGGATGAGGCCAAAGGTTTCTTTTTCCGAGAGACCCTTTTTCCCAAATGCCTGCTGCGTCCAGATGTCACGCTTGGCCGGGTAAAGAAAGTTTTGGTCTTCGACCGTCTCTCCAAGTTGGTTGGCGATGAATTGCCGGTTGGCAATCCGGTAGCGGGATTCCTCTTCCAGATCGGAATACCCCTCATCCGAAATGTAATTATCGAAGTCGGTGTAAACCCGTGTGAGGTGATCCCATTCCCGTTTGTTGCGCTCGGAATCCTTGGCATCTGCCCAATCTTCCAGAGCTTTTAATTTTGTGCCGTCATCCTCGACTAAATTCGTGTTGAGTTCGTTGTAGTATTGGGATGCCGTCTCGTCATCGATCACGGAGGTGCGGAGTGTGGACATGATTTAAGAATCCATCTCCGGCAGCGGAGTTTCAAAATCGATCTTTTGGATTTCCTCCATGAGATTTCCCTTGGAACTTTTCTCTTTGGATTTTTTAAGTTGCCGGACATCTGCCGGGGTTACAGGAGCAGGAGGCTCGGTGGTTGGCGCAGGGTCTTCCCATGGCCAGCGCCAGCGGGTTTTTTCTTTTTGGAACTTTTGCAGTTCACGGTCGAAGGAAATCAACGCATTGAAATGCTCGTAGACCTTGTTTTGGTCGGCGGCATCCTTTGGGTTGTTTTTCGCCCATGTCTCCAGAGCAGTTTTGTATCCGGCAAATTTCTTCCCCGCAGCGATGTATTTATCGACTTCGTCTTGCGATGCGGGGAGTGCGCTTGTGCCTTTTTGAAATGTGCCGAATTGCCCTTGGTCAAACATTTGCTTGGCTTGGGCAATGGCTTCCTTAACCGGCGTGGTTTCCCCGGATTCGGTTGCCCGCTTGCGTAGGATCGACAAGGGTTCCTCCCGCTCGCCCTCGGGCAGTTGGAGGATCGTGTCGCGGATTTGCAAATACTCCTGCCGGTTTGTGTCGCCTGCCGGGTCGTAGGCATCGGCCAACGCAAATGCCATTGGTCGCATTTTCAACCCTTGCTCAATCTGCGCTGGGGTCTTGGCGAAAATGCCGAGCAGAGATTGGATTTTGTTTTCTGGCAGGACATCCTTCGCGTGGGCGCGGACTTCCTCGGGGGTGGAAAGCTGACCTGTTAGAATCAAGTCCACCGTGTCGTCATCAAATTGATTGCGGTATCGATCCGCTTCGGCGCGGGATTTTTCAAAGAATCGCACGGCATCGGATTTTTCCATCCATGAGTATTTCGAGGACTTGCCGTTTTTTACCGCTTCCTGCGCTTCTTTTTCGGAACCGATGGGATCGAGAATGATGTCGGATTCCACATTGGCCTCGCGCTGGACCTTGGCTTTGCGCTGCACATCGTCCAGCAACCGGGATTTCCAAAGTGTGGATTCCTCGGCGCTATGGATGCCTTTTTTGACCGACTCATCCATGACGGCAAACGCGCCCTCGTAGTCCTCGCTTGCGATTTTCGCCAAGGCATTCGCTTCTTTGTCTGCCCGAAATCCTTTGATCTGTTCTTTCTTGGCGAGGTTGTCGATCTTGAGAGAGGAAAGGGTAGACCACCGCTCAAGGTAGGGAGCAATCTTTTCGGAGGCGTTGTTGCTGAACTTGATTTCTGCCAGCGCCCGCTTGGCTTGATCTTGGTTTTGATTCCACAGACTCCCCCACTCCTCGACGGGTTTACCGAGTTGCTCGGTTTGCTGTTTTTGAAAAGCAGACTCCAAGATTGTCTCGGCTCGCGAAATGTCCGCAGAGTCCTTGGCCTCGGCGAATTTCTGGCCCCACTTCATGGCGACATCGCCCAGCCCGCCGATGGAGTCGGCGAATTGGCCCATGGCTCGGGCTTCCTGCGAGAAGGCGTCGAGTTCCAGCGTTTGCGTGAGCATCGACTGCGCGGCGTTCCGCATTCCGCCGGGGTCGATCATCGCGGCGCGGCCAAGCTGGGCGACCTCGGGATTGACCTGGTAGCGCGGAACGGCTGGCGCTCCGATCATCGCCGTGCTGGCAGAGATGGCTTGCGGGCCTGCGTTGGGGATGTCGGCGAGTCGGATGGCGGGCATTTTTAAGCTATTGTTGCGCGGCGGTATCCAACGAGGTTTCCATTGTTGGACACATATCCATCGTATTGTTTGGCGGTTGATTTGGACGCGGAGCTTCCGTAGTAACTCATTCCGGTGTTGGCGACAGAACCGATGCCGCTGGCCAGCGCGGAGTAGCCACCCATCGCGGTGGCGCGGGCGGTGGCGTTGCCTGCCATTTGCTCGATGGCGGCTTGGCGCATGTTGATTCGGTAACCGGCCCCGGCGGCTTTCTCGGCGAACTGCGCGTCATCGAAACTCATGCGGGCGGAGTTGAGGTTCATCTTCGATGCGAAGAGGTCTTGCGAGAGATTGAATCCAATCGCGGAGTCGTTGAGCGTGGCTTGCTCGCGCATCATTTTCCCCTCCAGCGCGGTGATGCCTGCGTTGAAATCGGTGACATCGGCCTCGTAGCGGCGCTTGTTGGATTCCAGATTGGCGAGGAGTCGGGTATCGGCGACCTGCATTTCGTAGAGATTCGCGGTATCAGCCAAAACTGCAAGAGGAGAGCCTTCGGTCGTCACGCCCGCCTTGGCGTATTGGGAACGCTGGAGACCGAGGATGCGGGCCTTCTCGGCGCGGATGCGGTCGGCTTGCTCGCGGGCTTGGCGGTCCTGCCCATCGGCCTGCTGGCGCATCTGGTCTGCGGCGTTGCGCTGCATCTGCGCTTGCATATCGCTGAACTGCGACTGCTGGCGCATTTGCTCGTTTTGGTATCGGGAAAGCGAGGCATTGAATTCCCCCTGCTGTGCCTGCGCCTGCGCGTTGAATATCGAAAGTTGCGCGTTGTATTGATCCGCCTGCGCGGCCCGATCCGCTGCCATGCGCTGCCATGCGGCGTTCTGCTCGTTTTGGAGGCGGTTGTATTCGGCAATCGCGGCTTGCGACTTGCTCTGCTCGCTGGCCGAATACATCGCGATGCCGGTCGAGGCGGCGGTGGCTACTAAAGATGCTACGAAAAATGCTGTTGCGCCTCCGTCAGGCATTGTGTGCTTCCTCCAGAAGTGGCTTCACCAAGAAAACTTGATCTCTGTTGAGTTCTTGGAATCCTTGGTTTTTTAGAACCTTTGCAATCCCTTCGTAGGTGAACACGGCCATCGTATGGTAGCCAAGTCCAATGGCAATTTTTTGCAGGCAGGCCATGCAATGCCGAAACGCCAGTAGTGCTTTTTTGAGCGGTAGGCGCGGTTTACTTACGGCATGGTCCGCCATGCACATGCCAGATGAGTTGTCCATGCACAGGAAAAGGGCGCTCACTGGTTCTCCTTCCATTTCGCAAATGACGCCACATTTGGGAAGCATTGGCTCTGGGCGGGGGTGCTTGCCGTGGAAATAGCACCACTCGCTGATCATGTCGTAGTCGGTCGGTTCGTAGTGGCGGATATGGATTTGGTCACTCATTGCCGTAGGCGTCCCATTTGGGAAGGATGCTAATAATGCACATTGGGTAAGGTTCGGTCTGGCGGACATCGACATCGGCGTCGATGCCGAACGCTCCGCCGAGGATGATCTTTTGGTCGCCCGTGGTGGTCGTTGGGGCGAGAGCATACCATGATCCGGAATTTGTGCGAACTTCGCCCCCTCGGCTTTTGAGGGTGCGGACGACGACTTGATGGATGCGCTTCTTGCGCGACTGCGCGGTGCCGTCCTCGAAGTCGGCATCGAGCTTCATGGGGCGGAGCGTGGAGGTGTAGGGTTGGCCGAGGTAGCCTGCGTTTCCACCGGAGGGAATGCTGATCGCTCCCATGGCGACCGTGCGAGTGATGGGAGCGCGGCCTTCCTGCACGACGGTGACGGTTTTGCCATTGAAGCGTTCAAGGTCGATGACGGCTATTCCGCCGGATGCGAAGGTAGACCACCCATCAAGGTAGCGGTAGTCCTTGGCGGTCTGGTCATCGATGTGCTTGCGCCAGAGCAACGGGAATCTTTCGACCGTGCGAATCGTCGCGGCGGCGGTCCCTGTGTAGGTGAAGACTCCGTTGGTCAAATTGGAAATTGGCGCGGAGCAACTGCCATCCACCACGACGACTTGCGTGGTATTTGGGGTGATCGAGGAATTAGAAATAGCTAGCGACTCGCCGATCAAGCTGCCGATGGTGAAGGTGTTCGACCCGGGATTGGCCAGAACGACATAGGTCTCCGTGGCTGAAATGTTCGATCCGGCGGGGAGATTTGTGAACTGGACTCTTTGACCGGCGACGATGCCGACATAGCGCTTCACGACCATCCAGACTTCATCCTCGGTGCCGTTGCCGTAGATGGTGGCCACGGATTCCACATCGGCATCGCCGAGCGTGTGGCGGTGCCAGCCGACGACTTTCTGATCGCGCTCGTAGGTCATGGCGATGAGGGTTCCGTCTCCTCGCACACACCAGAGGATCGCATCCGGTTGCTGCTGGTAGGCGATCTCGACAATCTCGCCATTGGTGATGTGTTCCGCCAACAAGGTGAGGTCTGGCGCGACCCATCCGTCTTTTCCGAATTCGTAAACGAGTTCGCGAACCTTGCGTCCGTTGCGTTGCACGAAAAGCAGGACATCGTTGACGAGCGAGGCTCGCATATATTTCGAGCCGTAGGAGGACTGCTTGCGGGCCTCGACATTGGTTGCCGAAAGAGATTGTGCGGTGTCCGACGATCCGATTGTCCATTCGTCCCCGGTTGTTCCAACGAGCAATTTCGATTGCGAGTAAAGCCAATTGATGCGGTTGCCTTCCGAAGAAGCCAGCGTAAACGATACCGCATTGGACGCGGTTGACCCAATGGTGAAATTTTCAAAATTGTCAATTTCGCTCAACCATAAGGTCGTGGGCTGCTTGCTTGTCCCGCCGAATGCGAGGCGTTGTTCGTGGAGCGCCACGGCGCGGGGGTAGCCAGACACTCCAGAGAATGCCGGTTCTTTCCAATCAGTAGTCGGAGTATTTTTAGCATTGGCTCCCAGCCATTCGACTACATTAGCATGAGCAGAGAGGCCATCTGCCGCGACTGAAAATATGCTAACCACTCCGCCTGTTCTGTATTCAGAATTTGAAAGCACACATCTTGGCGATGTGTCTTTTGCGTAGGTAAAAAGTCCGTTGGACAAAGAAGAAATTGTCAGCATCGGAGTGCTAACAATTCCCCCCACAATGGATACCGTGGTCACGCCCGGCGTAATTGCGGCATTTGTCAACGAGACCGCCCCGCCAGAGGTCGTGGTGATGTTGAAGGTGTTTCCAGAAACATTCGAGACCGAATAGGTTGTCGTGCCGTTCAATCCGGACCCGGATGGCAAAAGCGAAAAGACAACCTCTTGCCCGTTTTTGATTGGCGGGTTGTAGGAACTCACCCAAATTTTCAATCCGCAGCGTTCGGACTCGTTTCCGCTAGTAACGACATTGCGATCCGCGTTGCCATCGTATTCGCGAACGATTTCCATTTGCGAAAGGTTTTCGACATTAATTGCCCGTGGTGTATTTACCCAAGCATCTGTTGTTTGAACGCTATACGATTGTGTATTAATAACCGATATTTTATATGGAACATCTGATATCCACGCCGATGGGCCACCGAAAATATGAATGAAATCATTCGTTGCGTAACCATGATTGTAGTGAGTTATTGTGATAGTTGTTCCAGAACGAGTTCCGGTAACTTCAATCGGGCCACCAACCCATGTCTTGTTGGGGATTCGCATGATGCGAACAACGGCATCCCATTTCCCAAAAGTAGTAAAATCCCAAGCTCCAATTGTATCTAAAGAATTGCTGACTATTGAGTCATTGATAGTTAAATCTAAAGATGCAGAAAGTCTTTTGTATTTCAGTCCCCACTTGGTGCCGACATGGCCGGACTTAAAGATGGGACTAGACGCGGTGAGAGTGGTTGAACCTTCAGATTGTGAAGAACTAATTGTGGTAGACGAATTGTTCTGCTCCAACTGCGGAGGGAACTCCCAATCGACAACTTCAAAGGTCCAGTTGTTATCCGCGAGGCGCGAGAGTTTGCGCGGGGGGTAGTTCGCGTGGGCGAAATACATTATATCATTGATTTGGACGAACTGGATTTCGCGCAGGTCGGCTCCCACATACGGGTGCGAGATTTCCAAAGTCCCGCCCGAGGTGTTGGTCTGCAAGGCTCCCGTGGCGGGGTTCCAGAATCTCATGTAGCCCGCGCCCATTTCGATGATGAAGCGGGTCGTGGTCGAGAAGTTGAAGCCGATCAAACGGGTCTGCGTGGTGGCCGACTTGGTGGCTCCGAGGAATTGCGTTCCCGGGCGGCGGATGACGCCGCCGTAGGGGAGGATTTGGAAGTTCTCTAAAGTGCGGCAGGCGCTGCGGTATTTCTCCAAGCTCGTCCGGGCGTCGATGAAGGGGGAGACTTCACCGGCGTTGAAGGAGGGATAGAAATCGAACTTCGGCATGCTACTTTTTCAGATCGCGGAGGATTTTGACGAGGGTGACGAGGCCGACGGCGAACCCGACCGTGACGGAGGCGAAACGCATCCACGCTTCCAAGTGGGGAAGCATGGAGTAAATCGCCGCGCCGATGGAGGTGGCGCTGCCGACGAGGCCGGTGGCTGCGGATTTGAGTTGGTCGCTATTCATTAGCTGTTGGCTTGGGCAAGAAGGTTGCCGAGGATTTCCGTGGTCGTGACTTGGCCGAGGCGAGTCGTGTTGAGGGCCGCGACTTTCGAGAGTTCGCTCGATAGCTCGGTTCTCACCTGTGTGGCGATGGCGGCGGCGGTGGGGACGGTCGGCGCGTTGGTCAATGTCGTCACCGTGGCGAGGGTGCCGGATGGGGCGAGGCGCGAACTGATGGCGGCGTCGATGCGGCCCAATTCAACGGAGAGTTCCGAGCGGATGGCGGCGGGGGTGAGGACTGCGGTGCCGGTGGTGTTGTCCACGGGGACGCCGAAAGCGGTGGAGGCGGCGGCTGGGACTGCACAGAGGCCGGTGACGGCTCCTCCGCCATAGCTCACGCCGGAGCGGACATCGGTGGCGGCGGGGAGGCCGAAGCCGGTGTTGTCTGCGGTGAACATTTCGACATAGCTGTCGGTAGTTCCCGCAAGAGCGTAGCGGGTGCGGGCGGCGGTGGGCGTGGTGCCGAGCCTCCATTTACTGCCGCTTACGGCTTTCCAACCGCTCCAGTGATCGAGGAAATCTCCGCTGAGTCGGACATCGGCAGATGTGTTGGCGGCAGAGACGGCGGCGGAAAATGCAGAGGCAGTAAAAGTGCTGTTTGCAACGATTAGCGTGCCTGTTGAAGCATTAATCAAAGCAAACCCTCCGGAAGCGGAGGCTGCATTGAAGTTGCAGGGAGCATTAACTGTTATTGTTCCAGTTGAGGAATTGTTTACTCCGCCTGTGTTGGTAGTAACGCCTCCATTGAAAGTGCATGAAGCGTTGACTGTTACTGTTCCGGTTGAGTTATTGTTTAAACCGCAAGCTCCTGTTGAGTTGCCTCCATTGAAAGTGCATGAAGCGTTGACTGTTACTGTTCCGGTTGAGTTATTGTTTAAACCCGCTGTAAAACCGCCTCCGTTAAAAATACAAGGGGCGCTAACCGTCACTATTCCAGTTGAAGCGTTATTAAATCCGATGCCGCCAGAACCGGTGCCGGTTGCTGTAAATGTGGAATTTGCTAAAGTAGCGGTTCCAGTTGAATTGAAATTGCATCCATGTGTGCCAGTCGCAGAACCTCCAAAAACCCGCAATCCATCCAGCGTGATATTAGTCGCTCCGGTTACAACCAGACATGCGGTAGTGCTGGCACGGATGTCGGCAGTCAGCGTGTAAGTGGCAGACATCGCAAACGATCCGCCTGCCGCTGCGCCTGCGGGCGTGTTGGCGGCTGTGGTGAGCGTGGCGAGAGCGCGGGCGTTGCCTGTGCCACTGCCGACGCCGGTGGCGAGGAATATCGTGCCTGCGGTATTGGACGCCGCGCCGATGCCGGTCCATGATGTGGTGCCGACAAAGAGGACTTCATACCATTGACCGGAGACGAACGATCCGGCGTTGACCGTGGGGTTGTTGGCTCCGCCGATCAGGATGTCTTGGTTGATTGTGACATTAAATCCGTTCGCATAAACGGTGTCGCCGTTGCCGGGGAGGACGCCGCCGTTCCATGTGCTGGTCGCGGACCAGTTGCCGTTTGCGATAGCGCGTGCGGTGGCCATGGCTCAGAGTCCTTTCGCGGCGATGAATTGTTGGAGTGCTGCTTGGATCGCGCCGACGCATGCGAGGGTTGCTTCGTCGGCATGAGCGAGCGATCCGAGGCGAATGGATTTCGCGTGGGCGGGCTGGGTCTCGACTTGTTCGTCCGCAATGCGGAGCGGGGTGAGGTTGCAGACAACGCTGGCCTCGGGATTTCCCTCGGGGGTGTAGCTTCCCGAGATGATGAGGTTGAGGGCGTAGCGGTCGTAGGATTTGCCGTCGATGGTGGATGGTGCGGATGCTGTCATGGCGTTTGGTTTTTAGGGGTTTAGCTGTAGGAAAGATTTTCTTTGTTGGACCAGGCTCCGAGGGCGCTGGTTTCGGCGGTGACATCGCCGGAGGCGTTGGTGGTGATGCGGGTGATGTCCCAGCCGGTGGAGGATTCGGCGGTGCCGGTGGGGGCGGTGCCGTAGTAGTGGTAGGGATCGTCCCAAGCAGCGCGGGCGATGGTGGAACCGCCCTCGGTGAGGGGGACGGGGGACCATGCCTCGCCGTCGAAAACGAGGATGTCGCCCATCTCCGCCCCCTCGCCAGAGAGGCGAGAGGCCGGGATGGTGACTGGCATGACCTGCCAACGCGCTCCCGTCCACTTCCACTTCCGGGTGCCGGAAGTGAAGGTGTCGTTGACTGACGGAGAACTTGGAAACGCGAGGGCGGACATGGTTTTTTACTGCTTGTCGATCTCGACCCATGCTCCGCCGTAGGAGACATACTCTGCCATGTCGGTAGAGTCGATCCAGCGGAGACCGGCGGTGTGGGACGGGGCGGTTGTCGAGATGACATCCTTGATCTGCTTGCCGCTATCGAGGGAGGAGATGTTCGACTGCGCGGTGGAGAGGCCACCTTCCAAGGAGGAGGCGCGGCCTTCCAGCGAATCAATATCACCTTCCGCTGTGCCGAGGCGGGTGTCGAGGCCGGAAATGTCCGAGGCCAGATCGGCATCGGCGGATTCCAGCGAGGAAACGGCATTGGCGAGGTTGGTGGAGGCGGCTCCGGCGAGGCTGGAGATGGCTCCGTTCAAATCCGAATCCGCAGCTTGGAAAGCGGTGACAACTTCCGTCAGCGAATCAAGCGCAGTGCCGTCCACATTGGAAAGAACATCGTCCACGCGAACTCCGAGGGCGGTGATGTCGCTCTGTGCAGTGGAGAGGCCGGATTGGAGGGAATCAATTTCTCCCTCGGCGGTGCCGACACGGGTTGTCAAGCTAGTCGCTGCCGACTCGATGGCGGTGATGTCGCTCTCAATCGCGCTGGCGCGGGATTCCAAAGCGGACACGGCTGGGGCCGAGGCCACGCGGGCGTTGGTGTAGTAGAGGTTATTGGAACCTTCGACAACCGCATCGGTTGTGCGAGGGACGAGTTTCCAAGCGGTGCCGTTGTATTTCCAACTGCGGGAACCGACGGTGTGGATGTCGTTAAGGGCTGGTGAGGCCGGGAATGAGATAGCTGCCATGGTAGTATTTTCTAGTTGTTGGTTGGTTTTTCGACCCACGCGCCTGCGAACCATTCGTAGGTCGTGAGATCAAAAGGAGTAGTCCATCGCTGGCCGATGTAGGGGTAGGCGGGCGGCGTATTGGAAAAAGTGGGGGGGAGGTCGGCGGCTTGCTGGTAAGTGCTGCCATTCCAAAGCCAAAGCGATCCGCTATCCTGCGCGAGGTAGATGCGGGCCTCTTTGCCGGGTTGAGGGAAGCTGTCGGCGGAGGGATAAATGACGAGTTGCTTGATGCTGTCATCTGGCAAAACAATCGTGAACTGGGAGAGGTCCAGTTGCTGGGTGATATTAGTCTCGGTGATGGTCGTCATGCGTAGGTGGCGGTCTCCCGGTTGGTCCACGCGACATTGGTCGCTTGGGCGGTGGCAGTGACGGCTCCGGCGGTGGTGAGCGCGGAGCGGGTGATCGACCATTTGGCCACGGCGGCGGGGGAGCCGGTGGCGGGGATGTCGGAGTTGAGGAGCAGGCCGTAGTAGGAAAAGGTTCCTGCGGTGTTGAGGGCGAAGGCGTGGATGAAGTTGTCCGGGTCGCGCTGGGTGGTGGCTGAGTAAAGGCCGAGGGCGACGACGACGATCTTCGCGCCGTTGGGGATCGCGGAGGTGAAGGTGATTGTGCCGCTGCCTTGGGACACCGTGTAGTCGGTGGTCGGTTCCTGCACGACACCGTTGATCGAGACGATGACATGGTTTGGGTCGCTCGATTTAAGACCGGAGACGGTGAAGGTTTTGAGCGTTCCGTTGCCGGTGAGGGTGGTCTTGGCCGAGGAGAGGAGACCGGCTTGGGGGATGGTGAGGTTGAGGGTTTGAGCCGGGGACGCTCCGGTGATGCTGGCCGAGGGGGTCGCGCCAGTAGTGACCGTGCCGATGGAGAGGGAGTTGGCTGGGCCAGCCGTTCCATTCGTTCCATTCGTTCCATTCGCGCCCGCTGGACCCGCCGGACCTTGCGGGAGGCCGAAGTTCAGAACCGCCGTGTCGTTTGTGCCGGTGTTGGTGACGGTGGGGGTGGAGCCAGTGGGGAGGTTCGTGACCGTCCCGACTTGGACGAGGAGCGAGGGGTAGCTGACGCCGCCTGCGGGACCGCCGCCGTTGACCTTGACGGCATCGACGCCATCGCCGCCATTGCGGGAGGAGACGAGTTTGCTCGACATCCACGCTGGCTTGATCCGACCCTTGCGCTCGGTGGAGTCCCGGCGCATGGCGGGGCTTTTTCCGAGGAGTTCGGTTTCCTTCGCGAGGAGCGCGGCCTTGTTGGCATCGCCGGTGAGAGGAACCGCGAGCTTGGAGGCGAGATTGGCCGTGAGGAGATCGATGAAGAGGGAATCGAAGAGGCTGACCTCGGTGACCTTCTTGACATATTCCAGCGTGATCGCCGTGCCGAGCCAGACATCCCAATCGGTCGTCCAACTGGAGGTGACTCCGGGTTGCTTGGTTGAACCGGCAACCAGGCAGCGGTAGACCGCGCCGTTGTTGGAGACCGCATTGCCGACTTCATAGGTGCGACCGGTGACCCATGCGGGCGAGCCGGAATCGGCATTGGTGAGGACGAAATTGCCAGAGACCTCCCATGCTGAGTCGCCGGTCGAGTAGTCGTAGTCGTTGACCCGGAAGACGCGCAGGCAGTCTGCGGGGATCGCGTAGCGGTAAGCCCACTTGTATTCCGGGCGCGGGAGAGTTTCGGTGACCGTGGTAGCCTTCATGGCCCATGTCCACGATCCGGCGAGGAGGAGGGCATCGCGGACTTGCGGGTAGAGGGACTTGGCGAGGAGGAGGGCGTGGCTGCTGGAAGTGAACTGCTCGCCGGTGCCGATGCGGAGGATTGCTTGCCGGCAAAGTTCGTCTTCGGAAACCGAGACGGCTGGGCGGAATGCCGCCCTGCTCTCAACCGCCGACTTCAGCGCCGGTTGAGAGACTAGGTATTGGAGTTCTTGGAAGAACTGCTCTTTCATTGTTTAGCAGGCATCGCTTGCGGTGAACCCATTTCCAGAAGTTGCGCCAACTTCATGGCCAAGGTGACGATCAGCACATTGATGAAGACCGGCGGATACTTGGTGACATCCGAAACGATGGAAATGGCCTCGACTTGGATGGGCGAAACCTCGTTCGTGTGGATGTAACCGGAAACGATCTCCCATTTGCCGAAGTTCTCGTCCTCGTCCACGCCGTTGACACGAAGCACCTTGAGGGTGCCGGTGGGGAGGGCGTAGCGTCTGAGGTAGCCGAATGCTGGAGCCGCTGCATCGGCGGTGATGGTGGATTGCGACCGGGCGAACTGCCAATCGTAGTCCGACAGCACTTCGTTGCGGGTCTGGTCGTAGAGGCTGGTCGCCAGCGCCATGGGTTCGCCAAAGGGCTTGAACGAATCGGCGCTGCCCACGCGAAGGATGGCTTGGCGGCAGATTTCGGAAACCGAGTTGGCGGCGGTGGTGGTGCGAGGCTTGGCGGATTTCTCGATGAGAATGCGGATGCTTGGGCGCATCATCGTTTCTATGGCAAGGGTTGCCATCGCCTGTGCGATTTCGCCTTTTTGCGTGAGCGGCATGGAAATCTTTGCTGCGAGGCGGGCGATGAGGGCTTCCGTAAATGCAGGCGGAAACTTGGTCACATCCGTTTGCTTCCAAGTGTAATCGATTTTGATGTTCGCCGATGCGGCTGCGCCGACATAGGTGAATGTCCCCCCAACAAGAGACGAGAGGGTAAATTCAGCTCCAGAACTAACCAACACAACTTTTGATGTGTTTGCTGTAATGGAAGTATTTGTTATTCCGATAGGTGCGCCGGTTAGGGTGGCGACATTAAATGTGTTGCCGCTGGGGTTGGCGGAAACAATATATGTTTCGGTTGTCGAAAGGAATGTTCCGGCAGGCAGGTTAATGAATTTGACTTTTTCCCCGATGGCAACGCCGGTGGAGCTTCCCAAGTCGCTATGAAGGTATCCGCCAACGATCTCCCATTGTCCGAAGTTTTCGGAAGAATCGATGTTTTCCGCTCGGATGACTTGCAAAAAGTCTGTCGGGAGAAGGTATTTGCGCGAATACCCCTGCGCTGGCGCGGTAGTATCCGCCGTGATGCTCAACTGCTTTTTGGCAAACGCCCACGGCACATCGGAAAGCAGTTCCTCCAGAGTCTGGTCATAGAAGGAATTGGCAAAAACCATCGGTTGCTTAATGAGAGTCTCCGAAGACCCCAACCGCATGATGGCTTGTTTGCTGACTTGTGTGCGGGTGGTGATGGTATTGGTTGCCATCGAGTCGGCGATGGATTCGATTTCGCGTTTCAAGGCAGACCGCTCGGCGAGCGTTTCAAATTCCTTGGTCGCAGCGATAGCTTGCTCGCTCAACCCCATGGCCATTGACAATTTGTAGGCCATTCGGACGACGACCATTTCCTTGAAGATCGCCGGGTAGTTGGTGTCTGTAGTGGGCAGGGCGATGTAATCGATGGCAATCGGACTAACGAGATTGGTGTGGATGAATTGGCCGACTTCCTCCCAAGTGCCGAAGTTCTCCGCCGAATCGATGCCGTTGATTCGCATGATTTTCAAAGACCCGCTGGGGGTCGGGTATCGGAAATCGTAGCCGGTCACCGGGTTGACGGCATCCTTTGCCACGCCGCCCACTTGCTGGCGGGCAAACCGCCAATCAAATTCGGAAAGGATTTCCAAGATCGTGGGTTGGTAAAACTTGGCGGCAAAAACAAACGGTTGCCCTTGATTCTTGTAGGTCTCCGCATTGCCAACCCGCAGGATGGATTGCCGGATGAGTTCGGAAGCGGTTGTGGTAAGGGTTCCGCTATAGTTGGCGACTGATTCGATGTTTTCCAGCAGGGCCGGTTTCGCCATGAGGAATTGGAGTTCTTGAAACAGGGATTCGTATTTCATTTGGATTCAATGATGCTGCACAATTTGAGTGCGAGGGTTGTGGTTAGGAGTTGAGTGAAAATGGGAGGAAACTTGGTCACATCGGTGACTTTCTCAGTGACAAGCAGTCGAACCGGTGTTCCAAGGTTGGTATGCAAATACTGCCCAACGATTTCCCATTGGCCGAGGTTCTCCGAAGAGTCGATGTTTTCGACGCGCCAGATTTTGAAAATCGAGCTTGGGAGGAGGTAGCGTTTGGTATAGCCCCCCGATCCGACATAAGGTCCAACGGCATCAGCAACAAGTCCCGGGGTGGCGCGGGCAAACGCCCAATCAAAATCTCCAAGGAGTTCATCGCGGGTCTGCTCGTAAAGCGACTGCGCGAGGAGCATCGGCTCTCCGTAGGGTTTGAATGCTTCCAGCGAACCGACCCGGAGTATGGCTTGCCGACAAATCTCGGTCACGGAATTCGCCGCCGAGGTCGTGGCCTTGGGCGCTTGAGTGTTGATGAGAAGCGAGCGAAGTCCGGGCTTCTGCATGGTCGCGCCAAAAAGTTCCGCCATCTGGCCGAAGAGGTCTTTGCTGCCGGTCAGCGGCATGGCGAGGAGTCCTGCCAGCTTGATTGTCAGTAGCTCGACAAACAACGCCGGGAATTTCGCTGGATCGGTTACGGCGGCGATGTAATCGAGCGCCACCGGGGAAGAGAGATTGGTGTGGATTTTGTCGGCGATGATTTCCCACACGCCGAAGTTCTCGTTGGAATCCACATTGCCAAAACGAAGCGCCCGCAGAAAATCGGTCGGCAGGGTGTATTGAAGCAAGTAGCCGGTGAGCGGGGCCGTGCCGCTGGTGAGGGAAACCTGCTTGCGGCAGAACTGCCAATCGAACTCGGCTTGGAGTTCCTCGACCGTCTGCGTGTAGAACAGAGAGCAATACTGCGCCTGCGCGGTCGCGTCCGTGAGTGCGGTGATGCGGGAATCACCGAGGCGGGCGAGGGCGAGGTTGCAGATTTGGATGTCTGTCATTGAGCAGCGGTCAGATCACAGATTGGAAAAGTGGGTGGCAGACATTTCCCGGTCTGCCAGCGGGGTGCGGGAACTTAGATGACTTCGTCGCAGGCGATCTCGACGACTTTCTTCTCTTCCATACGCACGGCAGCGAGACTGGCCACGGAACGGATTTGAAGGGAGTGCGAGAGGTCGGTGCGGACATCCATCATGGTCTTGAGTCCACGCTCGGCGAGGACGATGCCGCTCTTCACATAGGCGTAGCACAGACGAATGTCTGTGGTAGTTGCTTGGAATGGCAACTGCTGGCTGCGGCGGAATTTGAATCCCATGAAGGTGTTGATGTTTCCATCAACCAGGGCGCGAACCGTGTTGTAGTCCGTGCTTCCGATTTTATCGTCACGGAGCAGGTCTTGGAGTTGCTTGGCTGAGACAACAAGGATGCGCTCCTCCTCCTCGTCCACCTCGTTGGAGTCGAAGAGGAACTTCGCTGCGCGGAGTTTGGCGATGGTGAGGCCGGTGTTGGCTCCGGGAGTTCCGGTCTCCACATGGTTTGGTCCGATCTTCTGGCCTGCGGACAATTGGGTTTGAACAATGCCTGTCGGGCCAGTGGAAGCTGGACCACCGAGAGCGTCGATGATGATCTTGTCGCAGGTGCGGGCGTAGGCTGCGGCGTGGGATTGGATGATCGGGCTGGTGGGCAACACGACTTCGCCGAGGAACTGCTCGTCGAACTCGTCAACGAGTTTGGCGCAGTCGTATTTCAGCGGGCGAATCCAACGCTTGGCCATCGCTTGATCGGTGATCCGTGTTTCGCGTGAGCGATCCGTGATCTCAGTCATGGAGGTTGCGTCGAGTTGGTTGTAGGACTTCTCTTTTCCTTCAATCGAATCGAGGGTCACATATTCTTTCAGCTTGCTGTTCTTTTGCTGAACGAGGTGTTTCCAGTTGCTATCGAACTGGGTGGTGAAGTGGTCGGGGATGTTCGTCAGAACTCCGTTTAGATTGGGCATTTTTTTCTCCTTGAATTGGGTTGAGTTGGTATCAGTCGAAACTGATGGTTTTTCTGCTCCCTTCGCTTTTCCGAGTGTCCCAATTGGGGTCAGCGGCGGCGGGTATTAGGGAGCAGGCTCAACGAGGAGGTGTCTGCTCTGACGAAGAAGTGTGTAGCACACTCCGAGGTATCAGTCAAAAATTAGCGGGGCCGAGAATCGAACTCGGGATTCCAGATTATGAAACTGGTGTGATGCCTCTTCACTACCCCGCAGTTTTTCATCCCTGCTTGAGCAGGGAGGTGACGAGTGCGGCGGCTTCGCGGTCGCCATCCATGTAGCGTTTGTGCCAAGTGTTGTCGGGGTTCGACATGATGTCCTTGGCGCGGGCCGCGCCGGTCATAAATTCCGTGCCACCCATCGAGCGACCAACCTTGTCCTCACTCATCATTTGCGCCATGCGAACGAATCCACGCACGACCTCGGGATCGGAAAATCCATGCGAGTTTGCATCGACCCCGGCGATCTTCGCGGCCTGCTTGGCGAGTCCGATGTTTTTTCCGAAATCATTTCCCCACTCCTTTTGAAGAGTCTGCACGGCCTCGGTGCGCTGCTTCTCGTAGGTCGCTTGGATCGCCTCCAACTTGAACATCTCGGTTCGTGCATGCTGGTTGACGAGTTCCTTCATCGCCGCTGGCGGGATGCCGTGCTTGTGAGCGATCTCGGCATAGGGCTTCGCCATGTCGTCGCTCCATGTCATGCCCTCCGGGAGGGCGTCTGGAGCAAACTTGTATTCCTCCAGCGACTCGGGAACTCCCATGGCGCGGCGGAAGGCGGCGACCTCCTCGGGCGAGGATTTTTCGTTGGGGACGCCGAGTTTTTTTCCGATGAGTTGATTGGCGTTCGCGAGCGCCTTCGCCATATCGGGAACGCTTTTGTATTTCGCGAGCGTGTCCTTGTAGGCGGCGGAATCCTCGGGGAGGTTGTTCGTCCATCCTTCTCCAAAGGTGCCGTCCGGGTTGACCCAGCCGGTCGAGGGAGTGGAGGGTTGCGTGGTGGTGGTCGTCTCCGAAGCGGAGGGCGCTGCGGTGTTGGTGCTGTCGGCTCCTGTGTCGAGCAGACTCTGCTCGGAGGAGGTGTCGATGGTGTCTTCCATAAATGGTATCAGTCAAAACTGCGCGTCAGTTTTGATGCGGGTGGTAACCGAGATGGGTGCGGCGACCGGCGTAGCGGATCGCGAACTCCTGCGGGTGGTAGTCGCGCATCCATTCGACATAGGCAGGGGTCTTGTCGCCGAGCATCTGCTCCATTTCGGGTGCGGGCGGGATGTCTTTTTTGGGTTCGGTTTTCTTGCTCATTTTTTGACCTTTCGTTTGGGAGTCTCGATGTCGCCGTCCGCGATGACCGGCCTGCGGAGGACGCTTTCGATGTGAAGGATCACACCGCGCTGGCCATCGCGGAGGGCCGCAACCACAGGGTTGAAATCGTAACCAGGCAGGAAGACTTGGCTTTCGGTCGCGAACTGCGCCTTGAGGTCGGCGATGACCGCTTGGCCTTCCTTGGTGCTGAAAACACGATGGTAGGCGTTGGTCGTCTTCTGGCGCTCACGCTCGCGCCGAAGGGCGGCGGCTTTGTCTTCCGAGGCCATCACGCTTGTCCCATCATGCCGGGGAGCATCCCGGCGAGTGCGGAGTCCTGCTTCACGCTGCCCGCCTTGCCGAGGGCGCTCGCGGCCTGCTCCATCTGCTGCGCCTGCATGGCTTGCTGTTGAGCTTGGGCGCGGGCGGCTCGTTGCTGCGCGACCATTTCCTCTTCCATCAGCCAGCGGGCGGGGAGACCGTCGTTGCGGGCCATGTCGCGGGTGATCTCGTCAAAATCAAAATTGTCGAGCATGTCGGGCTTGATCTGCACATAGGGCAGAAGCATTTCGCTGGTGCGAATGAATGCGGCGTTTTCGAGAGACTTGATCGCGAGGGCGATTCGCGAGTTGTAGGCAACATCCGGTTCGGGGATGTAACCGACCATCGTGAGTTGTTGGGGCGGGGGAGGAAACTTCCCAGCGCGGGCGAGGATCGCAAAGACCCGGCGCAGGAGCGGATTGAAAAGCTCCGTGGTGAGACGCGCAAATGTCGGGGAAAACTGGATCAACTTCTCGCTCGCTCGCTCGGCGACTTCGCGGGCGGTCATCTGTTTTTGCAACTGCGCGAACATTTGGAACAAATCCACATGGAACGCCTCGTTGATCGCCTTGCGTTTCTGCTCGGCCCGCTCGACGCCGATGTCGTAGCGCCCATTGGTTCCCCATTCCCGTGGCGTGGCGTTGGGGTTGTTCGGATCGAAATAGGTCACGCCCCCGGCGCGGAGGTCGATGTCGCCATCAAACCCAGCAGGGATCAAGATGCGAGGGAACGCATGAATCTCGGCGAGCGAGTCGAGTTGCTTTTCCAGAAAGTTGAGTTGCTTGCATTCCGGCAGTGCGGTCCACGATGGCGAGTAGCCGTAGCACTCGGAGTTCTTCCACTTGAGATAGCGGGTGACGAAGAATGGTTGCTCATCGAAGCCGCTGGACAAAAAAACATGCTTCGATGCCTTGTCCACATAGACCGAGGCGTAAGGTTTGTTGGCTCCGTCCCGCTTGCCTTGCTCGATCTCACCCGGGCCGCGAGGAGCGATGAGATGGACACAGGAAAACTTGCGGTTGGAGTTGGGTTTCTCCAGTTCCTTCTGCATCGAGTCGGTGAGGTTCTCCACGCCGAACTTGAGTGCGGCCTGCCGTGCCGTCATCTCATACTCGCGAGAGAGAGTATCGACATAGCCCTCGTCATCCTCGGAGATCGCGAACGATCCCAGATCGAGCTTCGTAAAGTTGAGCGAATTGTTCTTCCCGCCTTCAACCAAGATCGCCGCCGTGCCGAATGCGCCACGGTCCAGATAGAGTTCGTGAATCTCGGTGTAGAAGTTGGACCGGCTGAGTTCGGCCTGCATCACCTCGGTGCAGCGTTTAAACCACTGCTCGATCTCGTCCTCGCTCTCCATCGCCTTCGGTGGCTCCAGCGAAAACCACCGGCTTTCGAGCGGCGTCATCCAACTGAGTTGACCATTGGCCAAGATCATGTTTGCCCGCACGGCGGTGGCGTCGAAAAGTTGCGCCTCGTCTTCGGTGGTGGGCGAGGTCGTCTGCGTGAACATCGTCGCCTTGCGGGGCATCACATACTTCGCGATGTCCTCCCAGAGAGATTCCCATGTGGCCCGCTGATGCACTAGTTCCGCATGGCGCTGCAAAACCTTGTCGGCGAGTTCGGGATTTTTTCCGGTCATTTGGTATCAGTCAAAACTGAATCAACCGAGGGTTGAGTAGCCGGTCGTCATGGGAGCCTGCGAGCTTTCCCCGGCGAGAATGGATTTCCGCATCCCTTTTCTGCGAAGGGCTTCTTTTGCGGTATCCCCGGCAGGATCGCCTGCATCAATGTTTGCGGCTGGTGCTGGGGAATTCATCGCCCCTTGGCGTCTCATTTCCTCAATTTGAAATTGTTGGGCAGCGGCGGCTTCGGCTCGTTGTTTTTCCAGCAGTTCCATTTGCTGTTGCTGTGCTACTCGTTGCGCTTCGGCTTGCTTGGCGCTCTCTTCTTGAAGGCTCTTTTGGGCTGCGGCTTGCCGGGTGGCCTGCGTCCTCATGTCGGTTTGCTGCTGCTGTGCAGCCTGCTTCTCTTGTTTGCTCGGGCCTTTGCGTCCGCCTCCTCCGAACCAAGCTAGGCAGGGAGAGAGGATGGGGTTGATTTCGTGGTCAGTAAGTCGCATCGCTTTTGGAGTTTTTGGGTTTCGTAAACTCGGAGCGGGCGGTCTCGCCGACTCCATGCGATGTAGGGGAGACGATACGGAGCGAAGTTGCAAGGGTTATTTTGACTGATACCAATATATATAGTGATCAGCCAGCAGTTCTGACACAACCTGTGGTATGTGTGAGCGGTATCACGCCAGCGTTCCTCGGGGTCGTGAATGTCCACCGGGCGGGCCAGCATGAAGAAGTCCTCTGTGTTGATGACCACGCCATTCCATGCGGTCAATTCCACCTCTTCGGCGAAAGATCGCGGCTGCGGGTAGCGCCGATACAAGTCGAGGATTTGGAGTTCCAGTTCGCGATTCACCGTCGCACCTTTCCGAATCCACCGCCTCGGAATCCTGCCATGACTCGGGTTGCTTCGTGGCGCTCGGCTTTCCGAGGGATCGCGGAGCGGTCGATGACCATCCCGCGTTTGATAGCCTGGTGCGAGAGACTGAACGCATCGCAGAAGTGACTGCTCCAATCATGCACCGGCACATCTTTGATCGTGACGCCATCGCGCTCCTCTTTGGAATGGTAGGCGTCGAGCGCCTCGATGCCATCCGCGCAACCGGCCTCGTTGATGTGAATGCGAGGGAACGCATCGTTGGCAAGGTTGATGCCATCCCATACCGAAATCTGCCGTGGCACAGGAACCACGCCGGTCAGCCCGCTGCGACCGAGCGCCTCCTGCCAGAGTCCTCCCACTTCCGCTGCGGCATCGTGGGGAATGAAATGCCCGCCGTAACCGTATTGGCGCTCCTTGAGCCGTGCCGCCCAATCCGCTGGCGTCTTGCACTCGTCGGACCCGGAGAGGGATTCCAGATAATTGATGCGGTCGCCGACCATCTGCCAAATCCACACCTTCTGGTTGAGCGGAGCGCCGACATCCCAGCTTGTGTAGACCGGAAGTTCCTTGAACCACATCACATCGTTTGTGACCCGCTTCTCGGCTCGCGCCTTTTCGAGCGAGCGCACATAGATCGCGCCCGGGCGACCGATGTTGAAAGAACATTCGTATTCTTGTTGGAACGCATTCTCCGTGGTCCCCCGCCGGATGTCGGTGAGTTCCTCCTCGGGGATGATGTGGCTTTCACTCGCCTTGAGCATGAGCGTGAACCACTCGTTGTCCGCACACGCCTTGTTCCACATCTTCCAAAAAATGTTTCGGCCCTTCGGTGTCCCCACCCATGTCGCCCAGCCTTGGTAGTCGGTGAGCGTGGGCCGGATGACATTGTCCCACGCTGCCGGGTCGAGATCCGCCGCTTCGTCCATGACCACGCCGTCGAGATAAATTCCGCGCAGGCGCTCGTAGGCTTCGCCGGAGTAGAGCCGGATCGTGGCCTCGTTGTGGAAGGTGATCGCGAGATCCGCCTTGTTGATCACCACGCCGGGGATTTGCGAGGTGAATTGAACGAGGTATTTCCACGCGATGTCCTTCGCCTGCTCGCGGGTGGGAGCCACATAGGCGTAGCGGAGTGGCGGCCCGCTGCGCTTGTGCGAGAGTGCCTTGGCGATCAGGTCTTGGATGCACACGAACGACTTCCCGGCGCGGCGGTGCAGCACCATCACCGACCAGCGTTGCGAGCGGTGCAGGTAGCTCGCGAGTTGCGGGCGCGGGATGATGTCGATGTTAATGGCCACCGATGCGGATGTTGATGTCCATGGCCCCGGCGACCTCGATCTTCTCCGGCTCGTTCCAGCCCATCGCCTTCGCGAGCATCTCCCCATATTTCGCGCAGGTCGCCGATTCCGGTGGCATTTCCATGAACCGGTCGCGGAGCGTTTCGAGGTAGGTCTCGCGTTTGTAGCTCATCTTGGATTCAGCCTTGGCACGGAGTTCTTCAATTCGGGCGGCTACACTTGCATTTCCTTGCAATTTGCAAGCGGCACCGTCGGCTCCCTTTTCCGAGTAGCCAGCGCGGATGTAGGCTTGAGTGAGCGAGAGACCGCTCGCGACCCCTTGGCAAAACGCCTCTTGTTTCGGGTTCAATTTCATAGAGTTGATGGTATCAGTCAAAATTGATCTTGACAAGGTTTCGGTTTCTCCCCCTCATACTCCCCCTGTGGTTGCTCGTCTGAAGGTGATTTTGATGGAGGTTCCTTCTTCGGCTTTTGTTTTGGCCTTAATTTGTCGGAACGAGATTTCAACGCTCTGCGGATCGTCGTCCGGAATGAGTCCGCGTCGGCGGATGGCATCGATGAGGAATTTGCAGCCGCCAGCAAAGTTGTCAGCATCGAGTGGCTGGCAGGCGATGCGAGTAATGCGGAGTCCAAATGCTGGCTGGTCCGGATTTTCTCTTTCGAGAGCGTCGTCCAATGCTGGCCCAGAATCCGGTTGAGGGACGGGGTGAGGAATTCGGGGAGCCACACATTCAGTTCGTGAGAATGAACCATCGGGGTTTTGCCGGTAGCCGAGTTGTTTGAGTTGTTCATGGGTCCAGTTCATCGTTTTTTTCTCGCCCGCAGCATCGCGATGATTTGCGGGAATTTGGCCGGGTGGAAGGCGGCTTTTTGGATTTTGTCCGCTGGCAATGGCGGCGTGAGGATCGAACAAATTTGACGATACGACCGGCTTTTCAGAAAATGCCGAGCAGACCGCCGAGCCTCAACCATGATCGCCCGCTGGTGTTTGGATTTGTATTTCTGGCGATTCCAGATGTCCTCGACCGCCTGCAAAATGATATTGCAGGCTAAGTCTCGGACCCCTTCCAAGTGGTAGTCTTTAGAAGGAGATTTCGTCATCGGAGGCGCGGGCGGCGGCGAGGCGTTCGTTGAGCGTGGCCAGCCGGTCGCTGGAGAGCGGTTCGGTTTCCCGTGGTTTGGATTCCAGCGGGTTGAGCCATTTGATCTTGTGGCGAGGTTGTCCGTTGTATTCCTCGGCCTCGACCGTGATCCGGCACTTCTGGCCGATAAACGGCGACTTGCCAGCACCGAGGGATTGGATGTCCCACTCCCGGCCAAAGGCGGCGTCGAGCGTGTCACAGGTGCGCTTGGTTGCCTTTTCGGTGAGCCAGCCCTCCCAGACGATCTCCCGACCGTGCTGGTCGCTTTCCGGATCATCGATGAGGAGCGGAACGCGGATGAAATCCGTGCCGGTCTTCTTTGTGCCAAGCCACCCGTTGCCGGGGGCTTTTACTTTCGCGATGTATTTGCCTTCGGCGGTCACATAGCGGTTCTGTTTGTCTGCGAGTTCGTGTGTTGTCATGTGGTTGTTTGGTTGTTGTTGTTCGGGAGATTGGTATCAGTCAAAACTTTATTTAAAGACATGTGATGGCGAATTTTTTTAAACGATCTTTGCAGGACTTGGTAGACGCGATGTTTGCTGACGCCACACTCTTTGGCAATTTTGTCATATGTTAGGAATTCCCGATTGATTAAACCGAATCGCAATTCGATCACTCTTCTTTCTTTATCTGTAAGAAATTGCAGTGCTTTTTCCTGTATATCCAAAACTTCGTTTTCCTCATCAGTCATACCTTCACGACCTTGGTAAACTCCGATAACCGCCGGAGGATCGGCTCGCCCCGGTCGGGCGAGAGCATTTGTTTGAGCGCACCTCGTTCGGCGTTGGCCGTCCAGATGATGGGCAGTTCGTGGGAGGATCGGTGTTCCAGCAGGTCGAAGAGTTCCAGTTCCGACCGCTCGGTCATCTTCTGCTTGCCAAGGTCATCGAGCAGCAGCACCTTCGTCCGGCGGCAGCGGGTCAGCGTGTCCTCGGCCAGCGCCTTGGCCTGCGGGTTGTCGTGCCACTGGTCGGCGCAGGCTTTCGCAAACCCCGTGGCCGTGATGCCAAAGACGCGAAGCCCGCTGAAATGCAGTCGCTTGAGCAGTATCCACGCCGCTCGCGTCTTCCCGCATCCCGCAGGCCCGACCAGACCGAGTCCAACCGGATTAAACCGCCATGCCTCGCATTCGCGCAGGAATGCCGCTGGAATTCGTTCGGGGTCGCTTTCGCGGTAGAGTGGAGGGCAGAGGGTGTTGAATGCCTCCTGCCGCCTCTCCTGCTCCTCTGCGGCCTGCTCCCGCTTGAGCTTCTCAATCCTTTCGAGATCGCAATCATCACAGAGGATTTTGATGTTCGGAAAAATCCGAAGCAGATCGTCCCCGGGAACCGGCACCGAGTTGTAGCACGACTCGCTCGCGCAGCATTGGACCGTGGCTACCATTGCTCGACCTCCTCGACCTTGGCTGGCGCGAGCGCCGGTTCGACCTTGTTGAGCCAGTTGATGACAAACTGGCGGGTCTTCTTGCGACCGGGGCGGGCGAGGAGCCACGCATCCATCTTGCGGGACTCCGCATCGACATCGATGCCCGGATAATGCCGCCGCATCTCCGCCCAGAACTCCTCGTCGAGAAGGTAGGAGTTGCTTTGGGGAGCGGAGCGACCTACTTCCTTTCCTTTCCCTTCCATTACATTCCTTTCCTTTCCTTTCCGTTCGCGGTCAGCTTCGCCATCCTGTGAACCACCTGCTTCACCTTGTGGTTGAAGCTGAGCTTGAAGCTGAGCTTCGCGTCGTGCTTCACCACTTGCTTGACCACCACGGGAAGCAAACTGCCGTTTTGCTTGAACCTCTGCTTCCTTTGCAACCGGATAGAATGCAATGCGTAAGTCACGCCCGCGCCACTCCCAAAGCTGCGCTTGTGCGGAAACCTCGCTCGCCATGACTCCGCAGGTCATTTGCCATTGCCGGTCTTTCCACTCCCGGCAACCTTTGATCACGCCTCCGTTTTCTTGGTCCGCGCAGTAGGCAAGGAGTGACAACCATGTGGCCCGCTCGACCGGCTCCGCCCCGACAAACGCCGGGGATCGGAGGTTGGCGATTTCAATGTTGAGCCACCTCATGGAAGGTCCGCCCCCCTGTAGACCGCCAGCACCCGGGCATGGGCGGCGGCGCGTTTCGCCTTGCGGTAGAAAAGATGACGGATCACCCCGGCCTTCACTGCTGCCGAGAATCTCGCCCCCATCGCATTTGGGTGCGGCGGCTCCGGTATCCATGGCCGGACATCCTCCGCAGTGAATTCCGCTCCGTTGCGGGCCAGCCATGAGATAACCCCATCGCAGGTCGCCTTCCAATCCTCCGGCGTGTTGGCATCCACCGCGAGGATGCCCCGTTCGCGCAGTTCCTCGCCGGTCATTTGACCTCCTTCACCCATCCGTTGGATTTGCACTTGTCGCACTTCCCGTAGAGTTCCTGCGGGGCTTTGCCCTTCCGGCACTTGTCGCACACCCACTTCATTTGGCCCTCGCTTTCTTCGGCTTGTCCTCAACGAGCTTCACGATATCGGCCTTGCGTTGGGCATACTGCTCCTGCACCGGCAACCGCATCTTCTCATGCCATTCGCGGAACGCCTTGCCACCCATGTCCCCACCCATCGCCGCGACGAGATCATCGAGGCCCGACTTGCCCGCCACCGCCGCCGAGACGACAGCCAACCGGTCGAAATACTCGCTCCCGCTCTGGTGCTGGAGCTTCCAACCAGGCACCTCCCCGTTGGCCGCGAGGATTTCCTTCGCCGCATCTTTGAGAGGTTTCAGCAACTCCTTTTCAAAAATCGACGCCGCTTTGAGGAATTTCCCAAGCCGATCCGGGTCGGCAAGAATCCCCTGCCGGACATCGGCCAGCGACACCGAAGACTCCACGGTCGCCAGCGTCTGCACGACCGGCTCGACAACCTGTGGGCATCGGTCTTTTTTGAGGCACCATGAGCAATACTCATTCGCGCAGGGCTGGCGGTTGGGGTCGGTCGCCGAGGCCACAATCCGTTTCACCCACGCATCCGCTTCCTCGTAGGTGTAGCGGTAGTGAACGACCTCGCGCTGGTCGCAGAATAACAACACACACTCCCACTCTTTGGCAAAAGTGCGGTCCATGTTGCCGAGGGCGTAAGCCGCCTGCTGCTTATGGTAGGGGCGCATTTGGCCCGACTTGAGGTCCATGCTCATGGATTTCGCCTCCACCCGGGAATCCTCCGTTCCCTCATGCGAGAGGTGCGGCGTGGTCACTTTGAGGAGCGCCTCGTCGGCGATGATCTCATGCCCCTCGGCCAAATCCTTGGCAGTCTGGACCGCCCACATCACCGAGTCCTGCTCGTCGTCAGAGAGCGAGAGGAACGGCTGGCGCTCCCCCATGAGCAGACCCCGATAGGCCAAGTCCATCCTCGTCCCACGCTCCGCCGCAGGGCCGGAGACGGGGTTGGATTCAAAGCAGGGACACAGGTCGAGCTTGTCGAGAGCGGAGTGTCGGATCGTGGAACTCATGCCGCCTCCTTCTGCTCGACGGCTTCGTTGGCGGGTTGTGTCGCGGCCACCACGGCGGCGAGGAACTTCTCGGTGTTCCCCATCACGCGGGCGATGTAGTCCGCGTCGGTCATGTCACGGAAGGTCTGCCCTTCGGTGATCTGCCCCTTGGCAATGAGAAAGGCATTGACCTTTGCCTCATACTCGAAAATCCGCTTTTCCAGTTCCGCCGCCCAATCCGGTTCCGGCGTGGTATCATTTGATACCGCCACAGCCTCGACCTCGATCACCTTGGGCGCTTCCGCCACCGGCTCCGGGGTCACTTCCACCTTCACCAGGCGTGTCGGGCGAGGGGAGTCAAACTCGCCGACCTCCTCCGGGGTATACATCCCATTGAGAACCGCTGGGAAGGTCGCACGGACCCCCTCCGAGATCACCCGCGCCCGCAGCATTTGCCGGGGGTAGCTTTTCCAGTTGTCCTTCGATCCCAGCCCCGCCGCTTTGGCGCGAGCCATGTCCCAATCGATGCGAAGCGATCCGCCCGCAGGGTGGGAAAAGGTCGCCGAGACCTTCTCGTTCGTGTGGTCGTGCCACTCGACCCGCCCTCCGGATTGCTGGAACCTCGCCAGCATCGAGTCCGCCTTCAGCGATGCGCGGCCTTGAATAATATGGTAGTCGCTTGCCACGCTCCCGGGATGCCGACCCTCGGCGCTCGCGACAATCATCAGCGCGAGTGCTTGATCCGGGGTCTTCATGCCGAAAAGACCCGATTTCACGATGGCCGAAGCCATGACCTGCATATCGCCGAGGGCGACTTGTGTGTTGACTTGTGTAGTCAGTTGCGTAGTGTTCATTAGTTATTACTGCTTTTCTTGTGGTTTTGACTTGGCCCCGTTGGATTGCCGTCCTTCGGGGCCGCTTTCTTGTGGTGAGGACTCTTCAGTCCTCGAAATCTTTAAATTCTTGCCACCGGGCCTCGCGCTCCCTGCGGCGATTCGCGTAGTCCTTGTAGCGGGTAAGGATGTTCTGCTGGCCGAGCCGATAGCTCGCGTAGCAGGAACCCAGCGTGAGGAGCGCCAGCGCGAGTCCAAACTCCGCGCTCATCGCGTGACCCCCCATGTCAGAGCCGCCAGCGCCGCCACCGGCCCCAGCGCCCACACCGCCTCGATTCCGGCCTGCAACATCCACAGCACTTCCTGGTGGCTCATTTCGCAGCCCTCCTCCGGTTCGTGGTTTTGATTTTGCGGAGGCGATACCAGTTCTCCAGCACGGCCCGCGAAATGCGGTGGCCGACTCGGTTCCCGAATGGTTTCGATGCCTCAATGGTTCCGGCATCGAGGAGCCTGTAAATCGTCTTTTTGCTGACGCCCAAAAGGGTCGCCGCCTCGGTAGTGGTGATCTCGTCGCTCACGCCGCCTTCCTCCGTTTCCTCGAAATAGTTTTGTGCGCCTTATTGGCGGGGGTGTCTGACACCCTGTCCAAAAAAATAGTTGCCGCTTCCCTCATAATAAAAGCTAGAGACCGCCGCTCGCTTTTGGCGATCTCCGCCAGTTGATCCCTCATGGCGCGTTCAATTGGAAAGGTGATTTTTGTCATCGTGGTTTTTTGGTTTTGGTTTTGTTTTTTTCCTTCATGTAGGAGTCACACATCAGTTTCATGGCCGCGACACGGTCGATGCCTTGTTCCTTCGCGAACTCCTCAATTCTTGCCAGCAAGGTGTCCTCTATAGGCACCGTGACCCGGACTTTGTTTGCTGCTCGTTTGTCAGGCATGGAAGAACATTAAGGCTGGTGTCTGACACCCGCCAAGCATTTTTTTTATTTTTTTTCAATAAGGTGAAACCCTACCCAATAAAAAAACTTGACAACCTCATTGGCAAAGGCTCCGCAGGCCGAAATAAATTTTCACCCGCTTAAACAGACGCTCTGCGGTCGCTATCGTTTCGCGTGTCAAGCGTTCCACTCTCGCCAGACCGCCCGCAAACCCGCATGGTTGCTGGCTATACTTGCTATCACCTGTCAATTGAAACAACCCACCAAACAAGCAGCAAACCAATCGGCGAAAAAATTAGCACCCAAATAAATTTCCATCCAAGCGCCACCATTTTCCTGCCTTCTCTCACGGCCTTTTTTTGCCTGCCCTCGATGTCTGCCAGCAAGTCACAAAATCTGTCCACCCAGTTCGACTTGCTCATTTCCTGACCTTCTTCGCCTTGTTCTCCATCACCCGCGCAATCACCTTCTCGCGGTTCCGTTGATACCAATCCGCCTTCCGATCCTTCTCCGCCTCCTTGAATTTGTCGTCGGTGCGGTAGCGATCCGAGTATTGCTTCGCCATGAATTTCCGCTGCGTTTTTTTGTTCGCGTAAGGCATAGGTCAAATCCTCCACCACGCCTTCTCGTCCGCTCTGGCAGCGGGAACAGCGTAGACTCGTTGCACCATTGCGGGACTGGAATGTCCCATTTGAAAAGCCGTCAGAGGTGCGCTCTTGCACCGCGCCAAGTGGTATGTCGCGAACGAATGCCGCAGCGAGTTCTCCGGAAACCCATCCCACCCAAGATTCGCCGCCAACCGCCTCCGCTCCTCGTAGAACGCCCGCGCACTCCCCAGCACGATCCGGCCCCTCTTGCCGGTGAAGAATTTTTTCCGCTTCGTCAGAGGTTCGGTGAAATCCACGATCCGATCCATCATTCCGTGGTGTTGTTTCGAGACCTCTGGGCGCACATAAACCTGCCCCGCCTTTACATCGATGTCCTCCCAATCCATCCGCTGCACCTCGATGCTTCGCAGGCCCGCGAACCCGCCCAGCAAAATCGACGCCCGCATCGAGTCGCTCATCTTTGCCGCGAGGAGCGCCCGCATCGAGTCGGCATCAAGGATGTCTTTCCGCGCCCGCGCCCGTGGGCAATCCACGGCCCGGAACGGCGACCGATCCAGCAAGTCGATCTTCACGCACCAATTGAAAAAAAGCCGCACATAGCGGTAGACCGTTGCCCGCTGCGTGTCCGACCCCGGAATCTTCGCGAACCACTGCACCAGCATCATTGGCGAAACCGCTTTGAGTTGGCATTGGAAATCCCTCGCCATCCACTTGCCAACCTTCTCCACTTTCTCTCGGTGCGACTTCGACCTGTCTTGAAAAAGTGCCACAAACATTGCCACAACCCGCTCCATCGTCGGCCCGTCATCCCCCTCCAAAGCATCCGTCCCTCCCTTCTGGAGTTTCGCCATCAATCTCGGCCCCTCTGTCCAAGCCTGCGCCTCCGTAGGAAAAAAAAACCGCAGCCTGCGTCCTGCAAGAGATTTTGGAATCGTCAAAACCCAAGGCGAAGTCCGCCGCGACCGATCTTCTGAAACCTTAAACGACATATCTGGACACTAGCTTGTGGCACTTGTGGCATTTTCACAACCTTTATTTGTCCAAACAAGGAAAAGCGAGTCCCGCAAAGTCCAAGCACGAAAAACCCGCAGAGCCTTTATTTATGAGCCTCTGCGGGTTGATTTCGAGAGAACTACCGGCGGAGGGGATCGAACCCACACTCCCGAAGGAACGCGATTTTGAGTCGATCTAACGAATGTTGAATATCAACATCTTGCGTTAGCTTGTGGCAGCTTGTGGCACGGCGGGGCGGATTCGGATGAAATTTCGGGCGATTGTCTTCTGGCGGGCTTTGCGCCAGACACCGTCGCCGGATTCGGAGTCGCGATCTCCGCGCCCATTGGTGTTGCCCTCGATGGTGATGATCTGGTGGCCGGAATCGGATTCGACGATTCCGACATGGCTGAAATCGAAGACGACGATGTCGCCGGGGCGAGCGAGTTCGCGTTCGTGAAGGATGATCGTTGTTTTTGGGCGGGCCTTGGCCCAGCCGATGAATCCGTAGGCGAGCGCGGTCTGAGGTCTCCATTGCTTGAATGGATTTGAGCTTTGGAGATTGAGCCACTCGGTGACGCCGGGAGCGTGGAGCCACTCGCGGATGCACCAGTCCACGAAGGCCGCGCACCATGGCCATGAGGCGGGCTTGAGGTTGGTGGCCCGTTGGTAATTCCGTATGGGAATTCCGTTGTTGTTCCCGCCTTCCTCGCGAGTGCCGATTTGCGAGGCGGCGATTTCGGCGAGGAGCTTGGTCATTTGTCTTTGAGGGCTTTTGCCTCGCCGAATTTCGACCAGGCATAGGACAGGTTGTCGTCTGCGGGAATGTCGGGATTTTGCACCGGCAGGTATTTCACCGACACGCTGAGTTGCAGGTTGCCCATCTCGCCGACTCTGTCGCCGAATGGAGGGATAGGAACGCTGACGCAGGAGGTGAGGAACGCCAGCGCCAGACAGGCAAAGGCGAAGAGGATCATCCCTGCGGCGATCCGGCGGGCGCTCATCCCTTCCGGAGGATGTTGATCGCGCCGACGAGGCCGAGGCCCGCCGCCATGATGGCTTCTTGGTGCTGTGGACTGAGCGAGACGCCTGCCGCCGTGAGGACCAGCAAAATGCCCCTCCATGTTGAGTTCTGGCCGAGTTGTGTGAGCAGGTAGTTGAGTGGTTTCATATTGTGGATGGTATCAGTCAAAACTTGGTAGTCAAAAATCACTCTTCGGTGGTGGCGTTCTGGTAGAGGCCATACACTGGTTTGACCATGTTCAGCAGGACGGCGGGAGCGGCCAACCATGGGGCAAGAGCCATTGAGCGGAAAATGTTGTTCCACTCCTTGAGCATGGCATCCGGGTCGTCGAGGTTGAAGACATCGTCGAGATTATTTCCCGCACGCACCGCTTGCTCCATGGCGGAGAGTAGTGGGTTCTGTGTGCTGCTGTTGAAAGTTTTCTGTCCGGTTAGCTTGGAGATGGCGAGTTCGCCGACCGTGCCTGCAAAGAAAAACCCTTGCAGCGGGGCGAGGAGAATGGCCTTGGCGAAGCCGCCGAGGTTCCAGATTTCCTCGTCGTCGTCATCGGAGAAGACATCGCGGAAGGCGCTGGCTACGACATGGGAAAGGACGGCCATCGTTTCGACCACAAGGATTCGCCGGATGTGTTCGTTGGCGTTGCCTTGCCCGGTGGCCAGCCCGCGAGCGGCATCGGCGAGGATGGCGGTTTTGAGGCGAGGATCGGACATGAAAAGGAAGAAGGTTTTTGCCAAAACATTCCCGTTGTTTTCCATGATGGATTTTTGTCCGAAGCTGACCGGTTGCGCGAATCGGTAGATGGCTTGGCTGGCGGCGTCGAGGGCGGCTTGTTTGGCGAGGTTCTCCGGCATGCCCGCTGCGAGGGCATCGTTGAGGTTGGCCCGGTAGACGATGGCCGATGAGATCGAGGTCGCGGCGGAGTCGAGCCAGTTGATCGGAGTCATCGA